TATTAAGGTTATTCCTTTGCTCGTTTTGGCTAAAGCTTGCGCCAAAGCTTCACCGCTCTTCGTTCCATCTTTACCATCTTTTACAACGTTAAATTCACCTTGTCTAATAATCTCACCATCAATAGATATGATATAACCAATGCTACTTCTTAAGTTACCTGTTTGGTCTAAATATTCACCCGATAAACGAGCTGTATTTACCACATGTTCACCGATATAAGATAGCTTATAAATAGTCTCATTGATTAATTCTTCAACGCTACTCTTTAGGTACTTGTCTATCTCTTCTTGTGATGTTATTTGCTTCATTATTAGACGGTTATTTGGATTTCATCGACTGCCGTTAGTGGCTTAATTTGGATAATTGAGAATTCACCAAGAGAATTGCCAAACGCATCAAATAAACTTATCTGCTCGCCTTTGAAATTACGCATCTCGATAAGTATAGTATAGTGTTTTTCAGTGTAAGGCATGTTATCTGACTTCGCTAGGTTGTTGTAAGATGCTATTTCATACTGACATGGTATTGGTTTGCTCCATGTCGCCTTTTCGCAACTCTCAACAAAGCCTGTGTCTCGGTCAATATAACATTGCGCTTTGCTTTTAACTATTATAGTGCCATTCTCAATAATCATAAGGTGTCTCCCTTGTATCCAAATTTAGTTTTAACAGCTCCCGAAGTTTCTCCGAAGTCGCTGTATATCGCTTTTGCTAGGTTTCTAAACGATGTACGTTGGTCTTCAGAGAAAGAATAAGACTGCCCACCTTGTGACACATCAGGAGCAAAGGAGAGCCACATGTAAAGGTCAGCTTTCGCCAAGAGAAAACCCTTTGAAACTGCGATGTCACTTGTCAAGTCAGCATCTAAGTTTAGGCTTCTTTTTATTGCAATCTCCCCTATTGTTCTTTGTGGTATTGGGTAGGCATTTATTCCTTTTAAAACTTCGAGAATTGTAATCATGATAAAACTTTAATTATTAAGGTTAATGAGCTTCTTACCACTTCTTTTTGTCGGTTCTTACATACACGTTTTTGTAAGCAGAATCGAGCACAGGAACAGCGTCACATTGACCGATAGTAACCTCGCTAGTTGGCTCGATAGTACCATACTTCTTGACCACAGTGTGAGCACGTTCAGCACGCAAAATGAGGTCGCTATTTTCTCTCAATACGTCATATTGAGTAGTTCCCAAACGTTCAGTTTCAGACAACACCATACGGCTATCAGCAAATGGATTCGCACTAGTGGTTGTTCCATCAGCAAACTCACGTGAGATAGTTTGGTCAATTACACGCAACTGCAAGCCGTTCAACCACGCTTGTCTTGCAAGCATTTGGTTTACCGCTGTTAAGTCTGGTGTTTGAGCCATTCCAACTGCATTTTGGATGTAAGATGCACACGCTTTGATGATTTGCTCGCTTGAACAAATCTTGTACAACTCATCTAAGTTGATAAATGCAAACTTAGGATTGAGATTTCTAGCCTTTGCTTGCTTCACAATCTTAACCAAGTCACCGATAATATCAGCGTTGGCTGCGTTGCTCCAATCAGTAGATGTTGAAACCTTGTTTTCTTCGTCCACATCATAGTCTAGTGAGAACTCATTAGCAAAGGTAGCGTTGTTGGTAGTTGTGAAGTCCAATTTACCAGCGTTAGATACCAACGCAAGAGCAATGTATTCAAGTTCAGATTGAACACCATTGAAGCAAAAATCAACGTCTTCACCCCAATATTGTACAAGCTTCACTGCATCTGCTTCACCTGCAAGTGCAAGAGCAGTTTGATAATCTTTGATTTCAGCACGTGTCATTTCACGTGAAATTGAAATGAAAGGAATATCACCCTTTGCACTCTCAAAGATTGGTCTACGCTTACGAATGGTTGTTCCATTGTCTGTGTGCAAATCAGCTGCTACATTCTTAGCTGCTAATTGGTTTGATAGAGTTTTCCAAGCGAAACCTATCACTTTCGTCACGGGGAAATGCTTACCAAAATAGAACTGCGAAGCATCAGCTGAATTCAAGCGTGCTTGCACCATTTTATCATTCAATCCCTCGATTAATGTTTGTCTAATCATATTTTAAATTCCTCCTCCTTAGTAGTTGATTACACCCTTAAGTGCTTGTTCAATTTCAGTTGGCAAGTCGTTACCTTTGGTTACTGCAATTAGCCAAGCATCAGTATCTAAGTTGTCGCCTGCAACAACAGGTTTGGTAGTGCCGTTAATTGCAAAAGGAGCATACTTTAACGCTGACTTAGTGTCTGCAGATTCTTTGTCTGCCAAGAACACAAAAGCACCTTTCTTAAGCTCACCTAACGCTGCTTTGATAGTCAAAGTATCAACGCTCTTGTCGCTAGCGTCAATTGCAGTGATAGTAGTTGCTTTGTTGCCAAGTTTAGCGCAAAGAATATCACCTACTACAAAGTGATGTCCTTTCTCTACCTTGATTGCAACACCACTAGCCGCTACATCTTCATTGATTTTTGCAACTTTCACAACGTGGCAAATGCCCTCAATTGGAGCTGAAAGAACGGTGCCCTCAAGCAGATATTTTCCGCCAAGTTCTTTAGTTTGCACAGATACGCCACCTCTTACATCGGCAACTTTGTGCATGATGACGCTTGGAAATCTTGTCTCTTTGCGTCTTTGTACTGTCATACTCATTTTCGTTTGGTTTTAAATGTTATTTAAAAAGGTTGTTCACCATCTTTTAGAGAAGTGTTTCTCGCTGCAATAGCTTCTTGTTCCTCCTTAGATAGTTCTTGAGAGTTATCTGTGCCTTGATGTGCTGCAGGACGTCCAAAAACAGCACCTTTAGACTTCACAGACGATGCGATTTCTTCTACCTCTGCTGTGATTTCTCCAACAAGAGTGGTAAATTCTTCGTCAGAAAGCTTATCAACCGACATACGCTCGTATGGTTTTCTAAGGTTTTCAGGCAATTTTTTGAACACTGCAGATAGCTTTTGCTTTCTTTCTGCGGTAATTCTTTCACCATCCATTCTACCTAAGCGTTCAGAGAGTGTTTTATTCTCTTTTACAAGCTGTTTTGCCCATTCAGGCATAGTTTCCTCTTGTGGCTTTGGCTTAGGCTCTTGAACTCTTTCACCGTCCTTTAAACCATACTTTTCCTCATAGTTGCGTACAGCAGATTGTTGAGCTTCTGTTGCTCGACTATCGCCATAACCCTCGATGATTTGTTGAATCGTTACCCCCGAAACTGCGGTTGCAACATCTTCTTCTTTAGTTGTAGTCTTGGCTAATTTGTCTGCAATCCTACTTAAAATGTTTTCGTTGACCCCCTCAAACTTGGCTTTCAACGCTGCTAAAAGTTCTTTTTTCATTTTTCTTGTTTTTTGTTCTATAGAATACCCAAAATTAGATATTAAAGGAATTGTGTTTTTTAGAAGCTCTGAATTTTGTTATTTTTAACAGATTAAGAACAAATTATACTCCGTCAGAGCAAATAAATCCCTCTTTTAAGTGAATTATTTACAGAAAAGCACTATATTTGCAACAAAGACTTTACACTATGTGTAAGTTGCATTTTTATTCACTAATAATTAAGATTAAAAACCGATGAAAGTAAACCTACTAGCAACGCTATTACTTATTGGCTTGATGTTTGCAATTACAAGTTGCACACAAAACCCACAAAAACAGGCTGAAAGCCTCGTTAAAAAGCAACTTGAAACATCATTGCACGACATGAATAGCTATGAGAGTGTAGAGTTTGGCACTTTGGATTCTGCTTTTTCTCAAGTTGAAGACCTCGAAGAGTACAAGGAAGTGGTGTTTTGGGAAGAAAAATACAGTAGGAAATGCACATCGGCTCTCAATAATGCAGAAACCTATGAGGAGCTAGGTTTATACGATACACAAAGTAGTTATATACAAGAAGCAGAAACTCTTTTGGATAGTTTGAAGAAGTATGAAAAAAGACACCAAGAGCTAGATTCACTTTTTGTCCCTAAGTTTATAGGTTGGAAACTTGAACATACATTTAGAGCAAACAACCCTGAGGGTCACAAAGTTATAAGCCATCGTGTATATTACTTCGACAAGGATTTAACTAAGATAGTTAGAGATGAAGATAATAGCAAGAGAGACGATGAAGAGTAGATAAAAGAATAAAATAAACACTTATAAATATATCAACTATGAATATTCCACAAGCAGTTGTAGAAAAAGCTATGTTTTTCGTAAATCATCCCAATGGTGGTATAAAAAAAATAGGAGAATACAAAGGAAATGACGCTTATCACGCATTCATAAAGGATGCAGAAACAGGTTTCCCATGTATACTCCTATATAATAAAAATAACAATAAGGTCGAGGAATTTGTAGGCTTCGACGCTTTAAAAGTATTAAGGTTAATATCCAAAAATTGATACGAATTTCTTCTTAAACAACTTATCATCTATCCTTGCTATTCCTCTTTTTTCATGAGGTATTTTGCTACCGTCTTTTGCAAGTTCCATTATATCTCTCATAACCTTTCCTGAATATAGTTGTGGCTCTATGTATACTAATTTCCCATTTTTTAATCGTTGTAATATTGTAGCGTGCCCTCCACCACTTTCCCAACCAATGGTTAATACATACACTCCAACTTCGCTACAAGCTTCCTCAAAATATTCCTTATAGTGATTTGGGGACATTTCCTCGTAACCTTTGTTATTCATCCATTCTAGTGTAATACTAGGTTTTAAGCTTGCCCCATTTTGGTTTTCCCAAATATCAAAGCTATGTTGTTTAGCTATCCATGCAGATAATGAATCAAAAGCATATCCACGTGCATATATGTTAAATCCTCGCAATCGCAACATGTAAGCTGGGACGCAAGTTTGACAATTTATTCTATATGCCCAGTTTTCAAAATAATTAGGATTTGCACTTTGCATATCTGCGCTTTCTATACTCATCGGTCTGCCTTTCAGTATACCTAAATCTTTCTCTATTTCTCTCATATTCGCAATTTGCTCTTTGGTGAAACCGCCCCAAACAAGTTTATCCCATTTTTCTTGTATCTCCAAGCCACGCTCATACTTTTTAAATAAAGCATCTGTTTCTTTTATAGACAACTTATTAAATATGGCTTTTCTAACTCTTTCATAGCGTTTATCTAGTGCGGGATAAGTGCGTTTATGTCCATAAGTTAGCTTATTTAATAAAGCTATGCGTTTTTCATTATAAGCTTCAATTCTTCTACTTCTCCATAAGTCGTGGATATGCTCTATCTGCTCTTCTGTTCTTTGGGATTGTCTTGTCTTAGCTTTTTCAAGAGTTGTGAATGGCTTATTCCTCTTGGGTTTGTTCTCAATTGGGCTGTTTTCAGTTGGCTTTTGACCTATAAACTCACCATCTTTGAAGTTATCTTTGATAAAGTAAGGCAATGACTTAGCGTTATCGATGCGCTCTTTGTTATTCTCATACCACTCTTTAAACTTGCTTGGTAGTTCTTTAACCTCGTTTTTGCTTGGCTTGCCACTCTTTAGCTCATCAGGTGTCTTCAAAATGGAAGTCACAAAGCATCTGCAGTGAGGATGCCAACCTGTAAACTTGAAATCCTTTGGATATTTGCCCTGTAATTCATCGCAAATGTCGTGAAAATCATGTGGTTTGCCGTCACGACCTTTGCAAGTATGGTTGTTTGACAAATGAATTTCAATGCCGACAATAAAGTCCATTTCTTTCCAACGCAAGTGGTCTGCGGTGCGATAGGCAATGTTTGTTTCTGTCGCTGCCAATCTTCGTGCATTCATGTACGATGAACGATAAACGCCTTGTCCAGGATGGAAAGCTTTAGCAGCCTTTGATAGTTGCAAAATGCCGTGTTCATCTTTATAGCGTCTAAAAAGCTTATTAGTGTTTTGCAAATAATCTCTCAATGAACGGCTCATTTGGTCAGCGGATTTGCCACTGCGTATGCCCAAGTCCAAACCCATTTCTATTTCACTCTTAAAGCGTTTGGTGAAATCCCACACGCTATCTGAAAGGCTTAAACCATTGCGTTTGCGCTCAATAAAGGCGTCTTTTGCGTCCTCATTGTTATTGAAATAGCGTTTCTTTTGCTCATCTGTAAGCTTATCTTTCTTACTTCCAAAAGCTTTATTTACTATCTCATCATTTTTGCTGTTAGACAATGCCCATTCCGCATCAATTCCATTCACGATAGATACCTCAAGAGATTTCTTGAACTTAGATAGAAGTGCATCCATCTTCTTTTTGGTTTGCGGATAATCGTCAAAATTGAAAGGCTTTGAGCTATCCACACCATTAATCGAGCAACCGATTTTACTTGCTTCATCGGACGCTAATTTGTAAAGTT